TGTAAATCATAGCGATGACAAGCGGTGAATTAAGATACATGATCTTAAAATCAGCGCCTTCAGCACCACGAACCTGGAAAGTGGAATCATATCGAAAAGATTTCTTGGGCATAGAAATCTGATCAACCTCGAAAGCTAATGATCTCGATCCCTGAGTTGCAGCAGGATTGAGTTGAGACATCAAGAGCCGAGCTCCTGCGCGTACTGCTGTTTGTTTCCGCAAAGGTGTGCTCTTTGCTGCTCTGGACAAGTTTGACTGTCGCGACGAGTCGCTCGAGGCAATTTGAACAGATTTTGCAGCTTTGGCAAACATCGGTGGTGGCGGTGGTTGTGGCTTCTTTTTGCGGTGCTTTTTGGGCTTCGTCCCACTGGGCTTCTGTAAGGACAAGGCATGTGCCTTTCGGCACTCCGGACAATATTGGATTCGTTTTGCTGCTGCAACGTCCTTTTTGGCCGGTTTGAATTCTTTTTGGCATGTTAAACATTTCATTATGAAAGTGAGCGTGTCGTGTATTATTAAAAGTTTGTTAAAATGATAAATCAAAGAGTGTCTAGGAGAGGACTATTGAACCTTCATCAGCATGCTCTTTTTATCGTGCAAGTCTGACCAACTTTCTTTAGTTATTGATTTAAGGTAAGAGAACATGTTCTCTAACTCCTCTTTACACACTTTGTGGCTAGTGTATTCTTTGTAGTACTTATCACAGGCTAAAATGCCGAGATCATACTCAAGTTGACTCTGTACCACTAACAATGTGTCCTGCAGACCAAGCGCGGATTCCAAAAATTGTTCATGAGATGTCCAATTTTTCGAAATAGTTTTCGCTGTTCTTTTGATAAGGTCAGGCATCCAACCATGTTGGTGCATTACGTAGCCGACATACTCACAAATGCCGCTGGTTGATTCAGTGATTTTATAGTTCCAACCGAGTTTACGCAAAAACTCAAGATTAGATCTATTAATCGAAACATTATCAACACAAGCATTATCATCCCCTTGGAAAAGGCAGGGGCCACCTATACTATTTGAGACATCAATGAAAATACCATTATTTGCCATATTATTGATCGTGTTACCAACCAAGGTGTACTGTTCACCCGATAACTTCTTGGCTTTGCCATCCAGAATGCAACTACCATTCGGTGTTAAATATACCATCCTCCAATTTGTCCGCGCTTTGATGAAGACATCAATATGCCAACAGAAGGAGTACATACAACTCTGCCTACCGTTAAGTCGGTTTGCAGCTTTGTCCATCCATGTGAGATTTGGCAATTCTACTTTCGTCAAATTTAAGTCGTCGGTTTGTCGCTTGCTTGGTAAGATGCGCTGGCAGTAAAATACCTGCGCGTCAAAAAAGATATTCCCTTGATTATTGGAACTATCAAATTCAGTGGCATCAGATGTTATAGTATTAACTAAATCAGCACGAATGCGTTTAACTGCATCAACATACCAAGTTTTATAGCTAACTATCGATTCACCGATTGTCATTTTGACATTTGGTTTAAGCACTTTCTGCAAAGTTTTAAGGGCACACCTTGAAGAGGCAGCCATTATGATATTCATGTGTTTAGTAACGGCGGAGACACCCTGACCAGCTTTAAACATACCATCCCAGCCTGGTTTGTCGATGTATTTCGATTGATGTTTCATAAAGAAATCGACGGACGTTTTGACATCAGACCAAACCATTGCCAAAATATCAGCAATGTTTTTGTCAGTTAAAGTGACGTCCTCGTCTTTCATGATCTGCTGCAATTCACGTGACCTCTGCGCTCTGCTTTCAACACTCATCGTCTTGCCAAGCTTAGATTGCAATCTAATGAGATATTCATGTGCTTCAAGCTGGAAAGCATCTTCGTCAACGTAAAAGGAGTCTTGGAGTTCATTGACATCTTTACACGTTGTCCATTTAAGGAGGCCTTCCCAATACATTCTAGTGACAACATTTATATCACGCACTGTCTTAGCTGCGCCAGTAGGATCTTTGGTCAACTTAGCGTAACGTTTAATCAATGTCTGAACACCACTCAAATGATCCCCCACATTATAATTTTTCGCGAAAGACTTGCTCGTCAAAACACCTTTACCGACCCTGATTTTATTTTCGTTAGTATTAAACATGTCTAAATTAAGACGCACCCTACCTTGTTGCACACCAGGTAAAATTGGTTGCATAATAAGGTCAATACCAACAACATCAGCTAGGTCACTATTAACAGGTGAAAGAACACGTTCTAATGTCTCCACAACTGCTTGCCTATTAAAAGGCATGTTAATGACACTGTCAGCGGGTTGTTTCACTTTAACCACCGGGTCATCAAGATTGCCCACAGTATGTGGTGAGGTGACTTGTTCTAAAACAGATGCGATACCGGAATGCATAACATTAAATAGTTTATCAGAGCCATTTGGTTCTATAATGACTAACGCATGCGTGTGCCGCGTTGAGGCAACGTAATGCCATCTACTCATGTTTGCTAACAAATTATAGTCTTCAGGTGATTCAACGACTAAGCCAACAACTGGGTAAGTACCGCCCTTGCACTCATGGACTGTCTGCGCGATATTATACTTTTGCTTAGTAATCTGCGTCGGCGTGATCACATGGGAACAAGAGGACATAACATTTATGTCTTTTGTTCCAAAAATACTTCGCTTCGTTCTACCCAAAGAGACGATATCCTTCTTACCGGATTCACGCCAAAATCGCGCGACATCAGTTGGTACCCTAACTGAGCCATTGTTATTAAGTTTAAGCGTAGCAAGGTTTAGTTCTTGGTTAGTCTTTAAAGTGCCATCAAAGTCAATAAAACGCAGTTGGTCAGGATCACCCACACAGTGAATTTCAGCGCAAAAAATGCTAACTAAAGCATAATAGGCGCGAGGCAATTCTTGAGCTTCATCAATCCACACAACGGGGTAATCTTTCTTCCCTGCTGCCCTACGTTTGATCAAATGGTCAAGGGCAAGATGCGGTGTCAGCGCATAAGGTTGAAGTGGGTTACGACGTAGTGAGTTGACGTTCGATTTTGTGCTCGTGATAATTATTGACTTAGTTGCGTGTGCTTTGGCAGGTAAATCTTTACTTTTACAAGCACCTGGTACGCCTGTAAACCAGTGTGTCCTAACATTATGCTCGAAAGTCTCACCGCGATAGATCGTATTATGATGTTTAACGATACGCCTACCAACGTCAAGAACTTGAGTTATAGTTGACTTGGAATAGGTCTCAAGCAATTCAACAATTTCATCATTGTTTGAATTGACAACAAGCAGTTGTTCCTTATCATCAATCAACTGTTTCGCGGTTTCCTGCAAAACAATGTTATTATCATACAAGGAAGTACGAATTCGTCGTAAAATGTCCTTGTAATCACTGACTTTCCCATGTCTAGAAGATATCAAACAATAATACTCGGAAGAAGAGCTTTTTGCACTTTTAAAACAATAACCAACCCTATCGCCAATGGTCTGGAGAACAGGTCGGAAGAGTGAAATAGAATCATCAGCACTTTGCGTCCAAATACTTTGTTTAACTAACACATCATAATCTTTAACTCCTGTCCACTTAATAATTTCATCAAACTCCGATGTATAAGGAGTATCAAGGATCAACAAAGATCTTGAATTGGTCGGAT